TGGCTAATTCTAATTTATCTACTAAGGCTTCTCAGTTTAGTAAGGTCATTGTATCTCCAACACACAGTTCTTCTAATTTAGAAGAAGGAGAAGATATGGTTCGCCAGTCACCAATCAATCGCCGAATTAGTACTGGCATACTAATTAATAACAGTGGAGGTTATGCGGCTAGCACTACATCAGCAATGGCAGTTGATGGCGTGGATGCTAGGACTATATTTTCTAACGGCGATACTGTTTACAGGGCTGACGGTAAAGTACTCGGCACAATTAGTGCTACAGTGACGGAAAATGCAATAACAATAGGTGGTGGCACATCTGTTCTTTTGCAAGATAACGAAGAGTTGTATAAAACCCCTATAACATTAGGTCAGGGTACCACTAATCATTCTACAGCCGTACACGAAGTCTTTGACATCATTGAACACCAAGTCTTAGGTAAAAAGGTCGTCTTGACTGTACAGCCTAGTGACCGTAGGCGCTTTTCGCAATTAGCAAAACTCAGGTCAAATGCCTCTATGTCTAACTCAATATCCATTGAATACTTAGTTTCAAGAGGCAGGGTCTTATCATTTGATGATGATGATGCGGGTAATTCTAATCTATTAGCCTATGGGCTTGTATCTGACATTGCAAGCGCAAGTGTCAGTGCAAAGGGTGACGGAGCGCCTGATTCTCACATAGTCAAGGAAATTATGCCCGGTGCACCTGTAGTGACAGTCACATTGGGTGGCCCCGGTCAAGGTGCAATCAACACCAAAGAAACATGGGATCCGAGTCCAACTGCTAGACTGGCTTGGAGTACAAGGCGTGATTGCGTAACAAGTGGTACTGCTGTCGATACGAGTGCTAGAACTATTACAGTAACCCCTCTCAACAATCGTACAACTGATTTACAATCTTGGGGTACATACTGTTTCCCTAAAGTCGGCAGAGTCTATCTTGAAATGCCAAGGACTGACATAACTGAAGCAATTCGTTTTGCTTCTGCAGAGTACGCCTCTAAGACTGGCACTACATTTTCGTTTGCTTCGGGAAGCCACAGAGGAACTGGTAAGTTTATTCTTGCAGATGGTAGTGAAGCAGACACATTTACTGAGTGGGTTAATGGAGTAGCGAGTATAAACATAGTCGGTGGCAATTTACATGTTGATGATAAGTTCCTTGAAGAATCACTATGTAATGACGGTACAACAATTAATGATAGGCTTTTCCAAACTCTTGATACTGTTCAGCACGACTATCAATTAGGTACACAGTATGCTAGCACTCGTGCGTTAGTTGAGATTCCTTTATTCCCTGACCAGTTCTTTGAAAACAAAGTGGACGGTATATTCCCCGGCCCTGACAACAGTATGAAGTTGCACATAGATGCAACGCACACTGCTAGCAATTGGGCACCCAACCCTGTTGGTAGAAGGCACGATTCTATTGCACCGCAAGACCCTGAGATATTCGGTGCGTTTTCCTATACTGTTTCTTCTAATAGTCATAGATCGGGTACTAAGATTACAAAGCCATTTACGGGTATTACAATATCTGTAGAAGATGCAAGTATATTTCCAATTTCTTCTGCTGCACCAGTTACAGTAGCAGGTATAGACGGTAGCGCAAGGTATCGTAGGGCATTCTTACCAAGTGGTGAGTGGGTCTTGTACACTGGTACTCCTGATACGACTAACAACACGATTACAGCAGCAGCAGCAGCAACTGCTGGTGGTAACTTTGCTATGAGCAAAAACTTTGTCAAGGAGTTTGCAGTAGGTGTACAATTGACTCCAGCACCCGGTTACCAAGACATGACTTACAGCCCAATCGCAGATAACCCACTATTACGAAGTGCAGGTTACGAAGGTAGACGCTCATTCTATTATGACCGATCTAATGTAATGACTCAAGGTGGCAATGTCGATTACGGTATGAAGCAGTATGTCAGTGCTGTAGAGTTTAGAGCAGGCCCTCGTGTCAATCCTCACCTTGATAGAATTAAAAGTGGAAGGGCGAAAGGTATAGTTGAATCTCTAAATACAGGACTTAATATATTATATCTGAAAGATGCAAGCCTTTTCCCTGAAAATGTACAAGGAGTGAGCGGGTATAGTGGCTATCGTTATAGATTGGCTTACAGAAATGCTAGTGGTACTTTGAACTACGCACACTATGAAGCAAGAGCAGGTACTGTATTTACTCTAAATCAAAGAGATTCCGGCTTTACGCCCTCTGAAGGCGATGAAGTTACACTTGTAGATATGAATGCTAGCCCTAGCACAATTTATCCTGAACAAAAAGAGGGAGTTTTACTAAACAAATCTTGGGCATATCCTTATGCTCCGGGTGGATTGCGTGACGGCGACACCGTTTGGATGAACATGCACTACACCAACCCTCATTCGATTGAAGGACTGTTCTGTAAAAGCAGAGGTACACTGAACGAAGGTAAAGTTTGGACTGGCTTTAACGATGGGCAGGGTGCCATGAATGCAAACCCTAGAAGCAGTACACCTTTGGAAAACTTCTTGATTGGTAATACCTGTGTCGAAACAGCAGAAAACTTCGTACAGCATGTAAACAAAACAATCGAATTGAATTATGAAGCGTTAGGTCTATCTGCTACGCTTGCACCAACTGTCGCTTACATAGATCCGTATCAATCATCTGATGAACATGCTCGTGTGTTACTATACGATGTAGCGCATGACCGTGAGTTCATTGCGTTCCAAGACCTATGGATGCAGGTTCAAAGTGGCGCTGACGCTACTAAGATTGGAGCAGCACCGGCTACAACCGCAGGTGCAATTTTACACAGTGATACGAACTCAGGCTCCTCTTTAGATGTAGCATCCGGCTTCCCAAGCCAAAGTAAATATCTTACAGCAACTACCAAGTCGCAGTTTATCGAAGCGGCGTACTCACACAAGAGTACATGGAATGCTAGTACTGGTACTATTCTGTCGCCGCATTCACCTGATGTGGGTACAAAGTACACAACAAATAGTGGTATGCCTAGAACTAATGATGCTGTCATTAATTCAGACGATGCACTTTTACTACATCAGCAAATTGATAAAGATTCAAGAGAAGCCTCTACCTTCTTTGACACTCCTGATGGTACTCGTGCTATCCCTGCGTTCCTTGCTTTGAAGGGTATTCGCAGTTCAACATTAGACTTGAGCGGGCATGAAGAAACCCGCCTGCAATACTTAGACCACTGGACTCAGATGGATTTCGTGCGCCGCTTGACAGTCGATCTTGGTGAGGTGGCACTAAGAGATGGTGTCACTAACATAGAGTCTGCTGCACTTGAAGTTGTTAGACTAATCAACCAAGCCGGTGCTAAGAATGGTAGAACGCATGTCAAGAAAACTGCAGAACAGCACTTAGGTAAAAGCACAGGTTCTACTCACGACCCTGCGCCATTTTGGGATATCAAGAAAGGATTCTCTAGTCACGATAAGGGTAGCCACATGGGGTATGTCCGTGCTCACCTTGGTAGAGTTATGTTAGACTCTAATGGTAAAGAAGGTTTCTCTGTAGTCATACATTCTACAGTACCGGGTGCACAGGGGAGAAACTTCTGTGTTTGGTTAGACAACAGTCGTGCGCAGAGTCCTTATCGCCCACAGTATTTGATAGGACATGGTGGCAGATTCCGTAACTACTGGTGTCAGCCTGACGAAATGACAGGTGAAAACATGCACCCTGCGCCTATGCCAATCAATAGATTTGGCAGACCGTTTGCACCAATCACTACTCTCAAAGAGTTCATACCACCTGAAGAAACATTAGACTCGTTTGAAAACAATCTAAGTCTTGGTCCCGAAACTGTCGCTGGTTCTACACAAAAAACAGATGCATTCCGTGAAAACGCTTCGGGTAGAAACTCAAACACTGTCATTAACGAGTCGTTTGAAACAAAAAGCCCATCCTCTACAATGGTAGATGGACTCAGAATTGGAACCACTGCAAAAGCCCGCATTAACTTTGGTGGCTTGACACAGGCTGGTATTCCGGGCTGGGCACCTAATACTGGCAAATGGGGTATGGGTAGAGATGGAGAGGCTAGATTCAAAGCAATATATGGTAACGCATCTAACGCTGCTACCGCCATGTTAGGTAGCACGATTTATACAAGTAGCAATCCAACTGGTTACATTCCTGAAGAGCAAATGAAGCCCGATAACATAGGTGACGGTAACTTATACGGATTTAGATTTACAGACCACATCGGCAACAATCATACTATCAGAATGGTGTACAAAGAATGTGACAAGCCATTTGGTAACGACTTAACAATGGTTCCACCTACATTTGACGAAGAGGTTGTAATTTACTTTGATGACAAAGATGTAGCACAGGGTGGATTTACAATTGGTAAGCATATGGTTGGTACAGGTGATGTTTGTGGAGAAAAAACACCTTCATCTCCTTCAGATGCTAAACCATACAAAGGTAATCTTTGGAATAACTATCCTTCGCCGTCTGTGGGAATACATGCAACTTGTAACAAGGCTGCTGGTACAGGAGTTACATTAGATGTCACCCTTACTGCACCTTACAGCACAGGAGATACACTAACTCACCCTGATGTATTGGGCTATCTTGGATTCCCTGAGTCAGGGGTGCTGCAATTGACTGATGATGCCGGTACCAGTGGCGACCAAGGAATTACTATTCATTACACTAGCCGATCTCATTACGACCACGATGGTGATACTGGAGCATCTAACAAGCACTACTTCTATGGCTGTACAGGTGGTCGTGCTATAGGTGATGTTACTGACGCTAGCACTAACGAAGGTATGTTAATTAGTCCAAGAATCAACTTCACAAGTGTGCTGACTGATGAAGTGATTGCAGCAGCAGTTGAGTTTGCTATGAATGCTGACCCAACAAAAGATGGCAACTACTTTGACTGTACGCATATGTTTGCGCCCGATGGCAAGACGCTTGCAGAATGGGGAGTTAGCCCTAAAGCAATCAAAGTCAGGTCTAATGCTAAAGTCAAAACACCACTCAACAAATTGTTTGAGGTGTCGAGAAGTAAGGATTGGGGATTAGTTGAGGGTGCAAGTAGTGATGCCATTGTTTCATCAAAGCACACTGGTGGACTTAGTGACAGTGAAAGGGATGACGGTACACGATTAGATGTGGGCTATATTCCTGAAACTGTATTACACATTACCACTCGCTACAGAGGGACTAACGCTAATACTGCTACCCCTATACTAGTCGATAATCAAAACAACCCTGTTGATACATCGACATGGCAAAGAAACCTTCGTGGTGACAATTACACTAGCATAGCGGGCGACCACATCATTCCAAAGGTAGATAGTCCAATGATAAAACTTGGTAGCATATCATCTTCTCGTTTGACCTTGGCAAGTAACACTTACCTGTATTCGATATGTGTTCCCGGTTCAGATAATGCACAAAGTTGGGGCGAGCGTTTTACTCTTTGGTTAGGGTCTGATGAAAATGCAGAGGTCACCAGTCAGAGAGATGGTTCTGATGCAGAAATCAAATTAACATACAGTGCTGCTACAGGCACTAGTACCAATTTCAATAACTCTACTATTTCGGGAACTGAGATATTGATGCGGAATGGAGATGTTAAAAGCGGTATGAAAACGGATGGCATTCGTAGAGCCGGTAGTAAAATGTCTAGTCCGTTCCTTTACTTTAGAGGCGGCAGAGATAGCCCGGACCACTGGGTACCGTTGTACTTTGGTGGTGGCTTCAGCGGAGTAGTCATGGATGTAAATGACGGCACTCAGAATGATTATGGCGATTTCTATACGCACCCTTATGCTGGTGGCCCGACAGGTTCTGCCGGACTACAAAATGTCGGAGAAATCGCTGGCTCTTATGCTCTCCTTGATACTAACGCTATGCTGGCTATGTTCCCCGGCACACCATACTTAGACGACCATAAAGGGAAAAACAACCCACCTCTATTCAACCAAGATGGCATTTTGCCGTTTGATATGGCTAAAGGTGCAAACAGCAAGGCTACGGGTACGACTTACACTGATGGTACAAACACAGTTTCTGTAAACTTACCAAGCCCTATCATACTACGGTTTGCTCATCCACACGCTAGGTACACTTCTTCAGGAGATACTAACGACCAAACTATCTACATGGTGTTTGGTCCCGGCCAAGCCTTCCCTCACAACAGTGCTACATTTGAGCCGCAAGGATCGAACATAGTAACTACAGGTAACGGCTATAGCGCTGTTCCTATCTACATAGGTGGTAGTGTGTCTGATGAATCTTACTTACCTAATCAATTGGCTAATGGTGACGATTCAGTTAGTGGATTCAACAGAACTTTGGCTGCATCTGCTCACTTACCAAGGACCAGTTTCTTCCAAAAAAATAGACTTAGCGCTTTCAATTATGATATGAACTGGGAGCCAACTAAGGGATTCCCAAGTTTAGCAGTACATAGTAGTAGTGGAGATACTTTTGCACAAACATATGACAAGGCGTTTTATTATGAAGGCTCACTATTTGATGTGCCACATTTAACATACCCACCAATAGCCCATCCATTTAATCACGCATTCACCGATTTGGCTGGCAATACTTTAGAGAGTGCTTCGCATGCTGCTACAAAGAAAGCCTTTGCAATTTGGCACATGGATGGCGGCTATCATCCGGGCGGTCATTTCCTTGATAACCATGTAAATCTAAATCCAAAGCACCCAATCGAAAGCCTCACAGATACTGTAAATGGTAGATTAACCAAAGGTGATACTAACAAACACAATGTGTCTGCGTTTAGACCATGTGGGTTATTAGCGGAGGCTTATGTGGCTGCATACGGTTCAGAAGAAGACCAAGTGAGCGACCAAAACATAGTGTTAATTGATGCTACCCGTGTACAAAATGCAGAAGAGTTAGGGGCGGTTATTAGCGCATCTATCAATACATTCCCCGGCAAAGACCCTCTCAAGGCTATTGGTGGTACATTCCTTCCGTCTATGCAAAATGCACACAAGCAGGACAGGTACGGTTGGGTAGAACTTGCAGTAAATCAGTACACTGCTCAATCAGGAAGCACCGCTGCTTCTGTCAGAGTAACTAGTACAGCAACCACATTACCTGATTATGGGTGGCTTAGATTTAGTGATGGTACCACTGCTGGATATGCACCTTATATCAGTCAAAGCGTAAGTGCACCTAATACTACTTTCACGCTCGGCAAAAGCCCTGCATTAAGCACACCTTCTGTAATTAATGTTGCATATCCGGGAACTAGTGGCTATTCGACGGCTTCCGGTTTGGCTACAACTGGAGGTTCAGGCACTGGTTTAACTGTCGAAATAACGGCAGTGTCATCGGGAAGCATCGATCTTAGTGGTCCTTCAGGGGGAATAGTAATCACTAATGCGGGTTCGGGATATATACCCGGTGACGAAGTGGTTGTTCAACAAGGTGGCTCTTCAAATGATGCCCGAATTACAATCGATGATTGCGTTGCAAATTCTAATGTAACCGACCCTACAAATATGAGGGATTTGACAATAGACAATACTTACAAGGCATATGTTTGGACTAAAGCCGGTACGCATAGGCACAATAACGACAACTCTGTAACTGCACGAGATCACATGTGTCAAGTACACTACAATGGGCTAATTGATGCAATAGACAGAACCAAGCCAATCGGCGCAGTGGGTTGGGCGGGTGAAGCCTATTCCTATCTCAATTCTTACACAGGTACTCAGATAGGCTCAGGTGTCTACCCTGCCGGACTTGGCGCTTGGCATCCGTTCCTCGGCTTCAACCCATATGGTGCTGCTGAAACTTGTTTGGCATCGTCTGCCCCTGTGGGCACTGGTGATACTGCTACAGCAACATTCTCCGATTATTGTGTAAACGGTTTATCTTCAAGGCACCTCATTGCAATCACAAATGAAAGTGAATTGCCACTCATTGCCAAAGCAGACAGGGATGGTATACTTTGTTCAGGCGATTGGCTGATGGCAAAGGAAAATGGTAACATTTTACACGCTGGTACAATTCAATGGGACACAGGTAAAGTGCACAACAAATCAAGATATGTTGCTTACGCTAACGCCGGACCTCGTGTAGAAGCACAGATGCACACTGGTTTCACTAGACCGTTTGACAATACAGATTATCCGGCAACTAACGCTGCTCCGACAGACGCAGAATGGCACCGCACAATACAATCAGGCGACATGGTACAGGCTAATGCTTGCCTACACCCTACTGGTGATTTGTATTGGGATGAAAGTATAGTCAAAGGTTCTAACTTCCACGAGGACTTTGGTACATATGGAGTAGAATGCATCGGTAACAGTGGTCTAAAGGACTACCTGAATCCTGCAGCAGCGAGTAGCGTTGCTATGCCTCACCCCGGATTGTTTGGTTATTATCAAAAGCGAAGTGCTGCTCGTAACTTCTCGGCTGAACATGTAGTTTGGAAGCGCATGGATGGCGGTAGCCTAACTATGCCTGCCGCTAATGCTAGAGGGTTAGGGGCTGTTCCATGGGTGAAGCGAAAGGATGGCGGTTCGTACAAGTTAGTGGGTGAAAAGGTACTAGGTAATGTTAGGTTTAGTTTTGAATCTACAAACTCTGCAATGTTCCCTGTTATACAAGCGCAGGAATTGGCGCACCCCCAGTTGGCAGAACAGCATCCAATAGAAATTAAGAATGCGTTGATGATTCCAAACGAAGAGATGCAATTCCAAAGCATGACAGTTGTAGATGACACGGGCCAAGAGCACAGACTAGAAGGTGGCTCTCCATTAGGTACAGTCATCATGGACTTTAGGCATGTTAGTGATAGAGAAATACAAGGTCTAGCCCCAGCATTGGCAGGTACAGGTGTTTCCCCTAACATGAAGATTAGACTACCCAATCCTGATGAAATACCGGGCAACATAATTGTTAGACCCGGATTCGATCGCATCCAAGCCTATCAGAATGAAACTATTGGTTCAGGTGGACTTCAGCACCCGTCGCAACCAGTACAGCACATTAAGGAAATATTCGACAATACATACGCAGGCCCTCGTCTTTGGCCTACTTGGGAGAATAATGGTTGGGAGCATTTGAGCCAAGACTTGACAGATGTATCTATTGATAAGCATGAACATAGGCTTAATTTCCCTGCCTCTACATCTGAAGGTTGGCTAGACCATACAGATAACAAGCCATTGTCTACATCTTATGAGCCGCACGATAGAAGCCTGTACTTCCATGTAACGAAAATGGGCGTGAGTATGACTCACAGAGATGATGTAGATGAATTGGTATATTCTAGTTATAGTGGTACAGAAATAACTGTAACTTCTACTCCTGAAACTGCCACTTGGACTGACTCAAATGAATTAAGTGGCGGTAGATATTTCCTCAGAGTTTATGACCCAACAACTGACAAAGGTGTAATTGCCTCTTATACGGGTGTAGGGACTAACAAGTTCACAGGTGTAGTTTACAGTCCTGATTTTGTAGAGTTTGTTACAGGTAAAACTGGACTCAAAGTTGTACCAAGTTACTACATGCCTGCAGGCAGCACTCGTATATTTGCATCTCGTAGATTACGGGACCACAGCGAATATAGCGGTGCAAGCCCTGATATGAAAATTACAGATTGGTTCACACTGTACGGTGCTTTACCTGCAAATACAGGTGCCATGTCTAGGCCATCAACTGCTCACGATAATCTAACCAAGCCAAAGATGACACCTATGCCTGTCCCAAGAATGGGGCACCATTATGTCAATCCAACTATGGCTTTGATGCCGGGTCATTATGCACACCCTGCATACCAAAGATTGTATCAGTTGAATCAAAGTTGTAGAACTTCTAACAACGACTTTGCCATCAACAGTTTGATTGGTACAAATGAAGGTACGAGAACCAGTACAACTGCAACTACAACTACGCACGAGCCGGGTCGTGACCCTTACATTTACTTCTCAGGGCCAACTGCTGCGTTCTCTCCATCTGATATACACGGTGGAGGATTTACACTATTGACTGAAACTAAAGTCAAGTACGAGGGCTATGGTATAGCGGCATCAGTGGGTGACGCAGGTAGCAAGAATGCTGCTGGTGGACACGAATTAGTATTAGAAGCGGCTGGTACATATACGCTAAACAACCACTTCCCCGATCCGATGGAAGTCGGTGCTTATCAAATTGTGATACAGCCCAACTTATTCAAACAACAATTGAAAGGATTCCACGCAAACGGCCCTGCTACAGATGTACCTGACGGTTCAGTTGTAGAATTGACCGGACAGCAGGTAAATACAGTCATCGCAATTGAACAAGATATTAGCACAAATGGGGCACATACACTCATTTTGTCTGAAGCAATTATGGCTGATGTACGAGGTTGTGAAGTAATTATCAATGAAGTCATACTCGACATAGAGCCGGATTCCGGTAGCCATTTTGCAAATATCCCCTCTTTAGGTCTTTACAACCCATTAGGTGTACAGGAAACTACATCTCCTTCACTGAGTCGAAGAAGTCTACCTTACAAGCCGGGAATGTTTAGTAGCGCTACTCCGGGCTACACAGTTACAATTCCTTGGTGGGGTATCTTGCACAAAGACGGTGCTACTGCTAGCGGTGCTAACAAGTTCAAGCACTTAGAGTGGCACAAGCCTGACAACTACTACGAGTTCTGCAGAATGTCTTATGGTTGCGTGGGCGCACAGATTACAATTGCTGGATATCCTACATCATTCATGGATATTTACGAAGTACACAGGCGCAATAGAAGCCTAAATCCAACTTGTGTGGTTCTCTCCGATAACCAAGGAGGCTCTACAATCACAGTCGATAATAACGACTTATTCCCTGTCGAACCGTATTATGGTGAGCAGTTGGAATACACTAAAAATGGAATAACATACACTGCTACTTATGGCAACCGTACTGGTACTTTGGCACATGCTACTTTGGGTGCATCTACTACATTTGAAAGCGTAACAGGTAGTGCAGAGTTTTGGGCGAATCTTAATGGCGATTCTGATACAGGAGACAATACTGTACTAAAACTAACTAGGCCTTACAACACATACGCTTCTGATAGCATTTACAAAGATGTCAAATCCAGCATAGCGACTAGGCTCTTCCCTCCAAAGCAATTGGAAGAGAGATTTGGTAAATCATTAGTTGATGGTACAGGTGACACAAACAGCCTACACTTGCCTGATGCTTACTTGTGCATGTGGCATCCAAATCTAGGTAGACCTTTTACTTGGTACAGCGACACTGCTACAGGCGGCACTCGTAACTTCTATGACAAGACCGGAGTAGCAGATACTCCTGTAGACAAAAAGCCTTACAACCATTTACCTGAACACTTTGAAACTATACATTATCACGACTTCAACTATGTCGCTAGCAAGGGTCCGTTTGGATTTGCTATGAAGTGGGTAGCGCCTCCTCACGACCATGACAATGATGGCGGTACAGCACTAAGTCACGATGGATCGATATACACTGCTGCACAAATAGATGCACTTGTCGATGGTTCCGGTACTCTGAATCACCAAGGTGGTACAGATAGTTCAGAGAAGTATAACTTTGCAGGCTTTTGGCCGGGTGGTTCGCACGGTGGTGGCGCAGTAAGTCGTTTAGAATCTTATGCGACAGCATTGATTGGCTGGGGCGGCGAAACACATGGAATGGAATGTGGTGGATTTGATGATGACACTGGCATTAGGACTAGGACATATGCAGAACTGACCACCGCATCAGGCGGGGTCGCTCGCAACAATTGCTTTGGGTTTAGATTTGGAGTTAGGCAGGCCTACAATAGACCACGCTGGGCTAACTATGTCAGAGGTTGGTTAGAAGTTGCTAATCCAAACGCCCTGTTAGGTTACTACCATGGGCCATTTGTACAACAAGACACCAAGTCAAGTGGATGGGATTATGTCGGTACGGACACTGGCTCTCAATCAGACATAACATTCAATGCTACTTACATAGGAATACTTGAAAGATTAACTCAAATCAGTGCACTGCTGAACCAAGACCAAATCGGACGACAGGTCAGATACAGTGACGGCAGAAGAATGACTGAGCCGTTTGGTTGTGCTATCAGAACCATAAGAAATGCATCTACAGTCAGAAGAGAATATCCGGGCGACAATGCAGGTAAAGGTATTTCAGAATTAGCAAATGCGCATCGATACTACCTAGTGGATTGGTGGGGCAATACTCGTGGAGAAGATGTTCGCAGATTCCCTGTTAGAGGATTTGGTGTTAGGCCATCTTGGGATCCTGAAGATGCTTACAAAGACACCAATGTAACTCACAGACCAGCAGCACACGACTTGTTTGGTGGTGACGGAAATGACCGCTACAGTGGTAACGCCAACACTGCCAATAACGATGCAAGTAACATGGGTACTGCGGATTGGTTTAACCCAGCCAGCGCTATGCGTGTCGGTGACAGAGGAGATGGAAGAGGTGTTCGCTGGCCTACAGTATTCAATGAAAGTATGCTCATGGATGTCAGCGAAACGCACGAGGCTACAGGCTTAGTCCTGTCCCATAGCACAGCCGAGCCTGCGTTTGGACAGGGATTGGTTCGACCAAGTAACGAAATACTACAGCCAAGCGAAATAGATAGAGGTATCAGCGCAAGATTAGACTTGGCTGACGAAGATGGCTTGCTCAAGCCAAGTTCATCTGTCGGTGAAGGAGTAGAAACTGTAACCGCTGATACTAGATTAGTAGACCCTGTTGCTAGAGATGATATCCGAATGGGATTAGATGTAGATACTATCGCTGAACTCAATGATGGTGTCAGCAGAGAGTATGTTATCATGTCCACGGAAGCAGCGAGTTTGCACACTGACAGAGAAGTGGGACAGAGAACCAATCTAAGAGGAGCCATGACTGGTGGCAGTCGCACATTAGGTAATTTCGATCTGACTGCTCTAAACTTCAGCACCAATCCGGTTGCTGGAATCACAAGGTTCTCTAACGCTCATGCTTATTGGCCTCTAGGTGGCACTTACATCATGGAATGGAGCAGGCATTCAGGCGTATTAGATGTCAAAGGATGGGGGCAGACGGGTGTATCTACTTCGTCTAACCCATACCAAGATGCTAACCACGACCCTATTATACAGAATACTAACTTCACTGATTCTAAGATAGACTTCTTGTATAGACCTGCTCAAGTATTGGACAGTAAACACATACAGTTCTTCAGACCTGCACCTGTAATGAAAACTAGCGCTGACCAAGTTGGCTCTAACTTCTATAGAGCGACAGCCGGAGGCAAATATGGACTGTTCACAAGTGATGCGCCAAATGCACTAACAGGCACTCCTAGTAGCCCACCATATGCACCTGTTTATTCGATTACACCCGGTTCTAGCCTAACTGTACCAACCAGTCAAGGGCCTAACATTCAGGGTGTCGATGTAACAGGATATGACAAGACTGACATCCGTTCTCCGGTAGCAAGAGTAGTTATGTCTGAAAACACACTTGAGCACTTCAGAGCAGATGCAAGTCGCAAATCACCTGATGATGAAGAAGGCGATTACAATGTGCAGCCGAGGCACAGCCAAACACTACATCCAAAGGGTAGTGATGGGGATGCAAGTTATAATACAGGCGACCATAGCGGGGAGTGAAGATGGCACTAGGTAAGAATCTCGCAACTGGTCGTGCTGATGCAGCACAGAATACAATTATGAAAGTTGTGCGTAAGCCTAAGTTTGTAGATAATGGTGTCCGACATGGAGAGTACACTAAACAACAAAGTGGATTCTTAGTAAAGGCACCCACATCTAGTGACTTCATGCCTACTCACGATCGAAAGTACTCTCTAATTGAAGAAGAAGACACCATTAGGCTAAGTCATAACATTAGTGACGGGCATAGATATACAGGTAACATTTTCGTTAACAAAGAAAAGGTCAATAAAGAAACCAATGCTACTTTACCCCCTCTAATCATAGGTGCCGATAACCCTAACCAAGCCTTAGTGCCAGCGTCTATAGAGGCTAGTACCAAAGGTTCACGCTACCGCCTTGGAAATCTAAAAGGCGCAGAATTAAAACAAATTGGTTTTACCGACAAAAGGGTACGGATTGGACAGAAAGCAAATGTAGGTTTGCGTACAACGGATTTAGTCAGTCGTATAGCAAAGGCCAGTACTAGTTCAATCAACGGGTTGACTATTAAAAATCCAAGTGGCACATTCGTAGCACAGGACTTTTACGGAGTAGACGGTATCAGCGCAATGCGCTTTTTAGCAAAGCATGATGGCTATAATACTAGTACCGATCAATTCGGCAACATACATTATTCTCACCAGCGTAAGCATGGTCGTGAACACCGCATTACTAACACAATGGTCAGTGAAGGGGAAGTTGAAACTGAGGGGAAAAGTACACTCAATCGTGTAGTAGTCCGGGGAAAAGCCCGTGCTAATAATGACCAAAATGTAGTACAGGTTGACGACTTTGGTCCTCAAAAAGACACTGTGAATGAGATTCCGGGTGGTATTTATGCCCCTACTGCTGTAACTAAGGCCAGTGCTAAAATGATTGGTCGTAGGTTACTTTCTATGGCAAAGAAAGCAGAGGGTAATAAGAAACTAAAAGGTACATTGCTATCGAGTAAAGTACAACCGGGAGACATTGTATCATATGACACTTTAACATCTTCAGAACGCAAAGTAGTTTTGTCTACTAGGCATCATCTTACAGAGCGTAAATCAGATATTGACATTAACTCAGTTGAAGGCTCTATAGAAGACATTTTGCAACGATTCCAAGAAGTAGACATCAGTTCTAGCACAGGTGATAACGAAGAGAGAAATCGCCAATACAATAAGGAAGAGTTTGCTACTGCATTTGGCTTTAATGTTAGAATTGCATGGCGTGTTGAAACTCGCAGAGTTAAAGATCCAACCGGCGGTATGACAATTGGAGTAGCCAACAGAAACACAGTACACGGTAGAATGCATTTAGTGTCAACTGGTATATTGATTAACAATGGTGGTGGCTATGCAATAGGAACGACTACATTTGCGACTGATGGTACCAATGCAGACTCGATATTTACATCGGGTGTCATCAGTGCAGGTAAAGCAGACGCATTTGTTTACAAGGCTAATGGAAACCTACTAGGTAAGGCCCAATCGGCTACTGCTAGCCAAATTGTACTTACTAAGGCATCGCCTTATGCAGTTGAAAATAATGAAGAGTTGTTTTTAATCTCTATAGATACATTACCTGAGTCTGCAAACGACCATCTGAAGATAAAGATGAACAAAGGCACATTCTCAAACAGAAGGAGGGGCTGATATGCCATTATTAAATGAAGCAAATAGATTTATGATAGACACGCTAAAGGCGAGAATAAACGAAGTAGTATTCGGTTTTGGAGGAACACTAGCAACACAGGATGATACAGGGGCCGCTCAACCGGCGATTGTAGTTACACCTACCGTGAGGGTATTGGACGATCATAGTCTATCCGTTGAAGCCAAAATACCACTTAGTAGTTCATTCAATAATACACTAAAAGAAGTAGTAATACAATACAAGAACCCTAGCGATGCGACAGATGTTACTGCCATAGCAAGGTACACATACGACTCAATTACTAAGACTAACGATAACGAAATCGTTTTCTCAGCAATTATTGAGGTGAATTCATGACGAATCCAAAAGCAGGGCATACAAGCGCAGCCGGAATGAGCACTAGTGCTGAAGGGCTAAGAGATGGAGATGGACTATCATCTCCGAGTTTAACTAACCCATATGAAGGCATACATGGTAACGGTATTATTCGATTATTGGATAGTGCTGTCGGTGATAGTAACAGGAATGCTATTTCTGCTGCAACTCCGGGTTATATCGAAACGGCATCATCAGGTGTAGTCACTATTCATGGAGGATGGTGTGTACTTGACGGAGCACTGTACAAGTTTGCTGGAGGAATTGGTGCTACTCAACAAATCACGATCGGTGCTACCGGTACTGCTAATTTCAATGGTGAGTTGCCAGCCGTACCCACTGCTACCAGCGATGTATTTGTTGTAATCTACATCTGCTCTGATAGCGGCACTACTACTAGAATAAGGTACGAAGTAGGTACTCCAGTAGCCCCTAGTGTAGGTACGCCACTCATACCTGCTGGCTTTTTGACTAATCCAGCCATCGGCAATACTCGTAAGAATCATCAATCGATTGTACTAGGTGTATTGCGCTATACAATGACAGCAGGGGCTGCAAATGTGACCGCTTCTTTGAACGCCACACCTATATTGCACGATAGAAGGGTTTTCATCAGAACCAGTCCTATGTATCTTCAGCACATGTCTAAGGGTACTAGGACTATGGGTACAGGTGGTACTGATTTGGGTCATACTAATAACAAGATTACTCATCATACCGATCTTGCGGCAATGTACGGCTCTCCTGAAAGTAGCGATTTGACTAATAGTGAATTTGGTGCTATTTGGCAAAGCCATACTGCAGATTCAAACGCTATGCTCTTTTATGCAGCATCTAATACACTAACTGGTACTAAGGCCATGCACACTCATAGGTTAGGGCCTGATGAAGTTAAGATAATAACTGCTAATACCAGTTTCACCTTCGATCAAGCGAACATATGGCTAGTGAATCCCAACGGGGGTAGCGCACACGCTACGCTTACACCTAGTGGTACATTCCCTCCGGGTCATGTGATTGAAATTAGAAACATATCTACCAGTGGCTCTTACAATACGGTATTCAACGCTAAGACAGACAATGCTAGCGCTGCCAATATCAACATAGCCAATGGTAAGTATGCTAGATTCGCATACGATGGCACCGATTGGCACTTGCTAATACTACAGGCTTGATACTATGGGTAAATTACTTACTGAATTGCAGATAGAATGCGTCAATTGTAACGAGAAAAGCATTCCCCTTGTAATTAGAGGCGTTTACTTTTCCGGCAAAGGTACGACAATTCAGGAATGTCCGATTTGCGGGCATATGTCCAAATTGGGTGAAAAGTCGCTACCCAAATCTAAGTCTAGCAAGGCCCGCAGGTTTCCCTACGGGCGCTTTGCTAGAGAATTAGTTACTGCTTCTAGGCAATAGGTACTCGTTCCATTATTCCACCACTGGGATATTTGCCCGACAGCATCAATTCAGGGTTTACTTTACATAATTTTAACAAATAAAGCATGCTTTCCATACAATATGCAGTATCATTTTTATTATTAAATTGCTCAGTTTGAGCGTGGTGTGCTAATAAGTGCATTAGAAAGGCTACATCATCATCAAAGAATGATGAGGCTAATGCGACATAATCACCAAAGTATGCTCCTTCTCCCTTATCTTTATCATAGCCGTTTTCAGGTATAGACTTAGCATGTTCTAAGTCATCAATTGCAGTGGCAATCATATCATCTAATTGCTTTGATTGCTGCTCTATGACAGGTAGTGACAAATACTGTGCTAGTGCCTCGTCACTGGCTGTTTGTTCGTTATTCTCGCTCTCCTTGTTATGGTCTTTCTCCGCCATACCTTTTGGTATACCATACCATAGTTAAAGGTGCTGAGGATAAAATTATGAAAATACTCACCCGTACAGCGTTTAGGATTACTCGCCACGCTTGCCGATGATGTCATCGATGCGCAGGATGCTGATAGTGACTTCACTTGCAGACTGAATGGCCTGCTTGACTAGATTTAGTGGTTCCCATACATCAGCACTCTTCATTGACATAGTGCCCCCGTTTTCAATATCGGGGCCATAATCGATGTTACCTGATAGGTGCTCATTTCTGAGTGCCAGCACGGTGTCCAGTGGATCGTGACCTGCATTCTCAGCGATAGTAGCAGGGATTGTTTCTAGTGCGTCTGCAAAGGCATCGATAGCCATTTGAGCACGGCCACCAATCTCTGCCGCTCTGCTTCTTAGATTGATAGCAGAGTTGAGATATGCTGCGCCTCCACCCGGTACGACTTCAAGAGTATTGTATGCCAAGCACACTACACCGAGAGCATCTTCAAAGCCACGCTCGGTTTCATCGAGTGTCTGCTTAGTAGCACCTCTGAGGATGAGAGTAGTGACTTCACCCTTGCCTTCGACTACGACATACTTCATGTCACCAATGGCTCTGCATTCGATACCTGCATCGACAGCATCCCCTAAGTCCTCGATAGTGTGGGCTACATTTGTATTGAGAAGTAGACCTAGTGCGGTCATATCACTCTCAGGCAAACGCTGTACAACGCTGACACCAGCCTTAGCCAGTGTAGCGGCGACCACTTCATTTACATGGTCCCTAACGAATACTGCGCCGCCATTAGGTAGACGCTCAATGATAGCCTCTGCTTTCTTAACCCAAATATCTCTAGTCGTGGTCTGCTGATATTGCTGATATTCAGCAGCAGATCCAAGTGATACCTGTACATTGTCCTCATTCTTCTTATTGCTGAGTCCAGTGTTGATTAGTAGTGCTTTATCTTGTAGTAGTGGCATAGCAGGTAGCATGAACTCCTTGTGTAAAACTACACCTGAGAAACATGTTGAATCCTCTAAGCCCCCACCGGGCTGACATAGGACACGGATGCGCTCAAAATCGCCTCCAGCCAATTCTGCCGCCTTTACACATAATCCACTGACATGTTCCATGGCAGATTCTAGTGATTTACCTGTGATTGAAGTCTGAGCCACATGCGTTAGATGCGGCTTTGCTGCTTCTGACAGTGACTGAATGTGCTCGACAGCCCATTGCGCTGCTTGTCTGTAACCTTTACAGATTACATTAGGGTGTAGACCCTTTTCAAATAGTGATTCTGTGTTACTTAGTAATTGACCTGCCAATACTACTGTACTGGTCGTGCCATCGTAACACATGCTTTCTTGTGTGTTAGCGGCTTCAATTATCATCTTGGCACCGGGGTGGGAAACATCAAGTTCCTGCAGAATTGTAGCCCCATCATTTGTTACAATGACATTGCCACCTCCATCTACCATCATCTTGTCCATTCCCGCCGGACCTAGCGTCGTTCTAACCGTGTCTGCTATTGCTTTCGCAGCACGAATGTTTAGGCTCTGTGCTGTTTGTTGTTGCTCTCCATTATTTACCATTCTACATCAAACTCCATTGGTATTTCTTTGTCTCTTTGTCTCACCTTTATAGTACCTGCGCTGCTACAGCGCTCTATCAAGTCGAGAATTATATTTGCATCTGATATGCAATCTTCAATTATTTTGACTTCGCTACCCTTTTGCCAAATTGGTGCGTATATCTCAGTGAGTAACTGAGATGTTAAATCTGTATCGTTTAGATTCAGTTTCTGTCCAGTCAGTTTCTTCAAATCTTTATCGATATCTATAACATGATTTTCAATGTAATTTATCATGTCACTAGGGTTAGATTTGGTTATACCCGACCAAGATAAAGTGAGTCCGTAATCCTGAGTATTTTTCAAAACTAATACCCCTCCATTATCTACAATAAGTGCCATTTCGTCTTGTATTTTTGAGTATTTTATAGGTTTGGAATTAATGTAAGGTCGATGACTAGTGTATACAGACAGGTAGTCCTCGCCAGTTATGACCACTACTTCGGGGGCATCCACTATATGCGAAAACTCACTACCATAGGCTAACACTACAAAGTATTGATCTTTCATTCCTCCTCACCCGACAGTGTGTTGAGGCTTTCGTGCATTGCACCCATACAGGCTAAGCAAAAATCACAAAAGTCCACCTTTAATAATCCAAAGTAACCACTGATGCCTTCTTCTTTGTGCTCATACTTAGCACCGCATAAAGTACAGGCCTTTTTCACTTATTTCCCTCCTTACTCCTATGCTCTTTGAGTAGTCGGACATACTTACTTTTCCCCTCACGGGTTTCCTCAAACAGACTTTTCCCCGCTTCGTTGTATTTGTTATTGATTCCGGGCATACTACTCAGATTCTCGTTTTTACCGAACATCTTCATAACTTCTACTTTCTTTGCCCATCCCGGCCCACGATTGTCATTGAAGTCGTATTGCTCACACCGCCAATAAGAGGATTTCCAACTGGCTTCTAGTTTCCTCTTGGTAGCACTTGCCATGCCTACTTTAACTTCGGATTCAAGCCAGTCAATTAGATTGTGATATAGGTCATACAGTATTTCTTTAGCCATGTCAACATGGTCGCCTGTAACGACCCATACACCCTCTATCATAGCCATGTGATGTGCCAATATGTTAGTGTAATTCTGTAATCCCATGATGAAAGAAGCACACACACCCTGTTTCTTAGGGTCCATGTTTTCTACTAAATCATAATAGTCATCAATAGCCTGATGCAATGCCGATCTATACGATGCATCGATTTCAAACATGTCATACATAGCATTCATAGTCCAACCCTCTTGTAGTTCACGGGTAGAATCCATCCATTCCTGTGCACTGATTCCATTAATCTGTAGTACTCTTTGTTTCAAACGGGTCATCAAATCAGTAAAGAAATCAACAACTTCATCATAAGATACTTCAAACTCGACCCTGTTGTGTACAGCGTCTGCTAGTTCGTGTGCAATGTTACGCTTCATTTCAAGAGTCCAGTGCCTCCAATAAACTAGTACTCTTTGGAAAATACCTTTGTCAAGTACATGCTCTTTGATGCCCTGCGGAGGGAATGTAGTAATCCATAAAGACACTAAAGATTCTATGGTAATCGTACCATCTTTCAAGTGCTTTGTCAAAAAGTTTCTACCTGTACCTGCAGAGTTTAGTGCTGATTGCAAGAATAAAACAGTTTGTTCTGAATGCTGTGTAGGCTTGAGAATAATAGAGCCTTCATCGAAGTTCATACCCTTTGCACCCGCTAATACACCGGGCGTTTGTACCAAGTTATCATCACCGTCCCTACTCCAAGAACCTACCATGGCCGCATCTGTACCAGTTGTATAATCAACACACTCTATACCTACATCTTTCATCACCTTTTGAATGATTTCAAAGGCAACAGATTTACCAGTCCTAGTGTCTTGAATCCAAAACATGCTAACCCTTGGATCGATGTTAGATGCCCCAATTGGCATTCTTACAAAGGGAAGGGCTGCTTGTCCAAGAATAAAGAAAAATGATAGTAAGCCGGGTATTTCGTTGTCTTTAGATACCTCTCTAAAGTGCTCTAAATACCCTCTTAAAATTGGATATTTCTGCATGCATTCATAATGTTCTACGCTGTGTTCTATCATACTTTCTCTCTCCTTTTGTTATACTTCCGCTCTACTTTGACTGGTTCTTCGCTCGTCAGAACCTCAATTAATCGCTGTCGCAGAACAGAACCCATCCCTTTCACTTGTTTAACAGATTCGACATGTAACATTTCTTCTATGCAACCACACCTCTCTAGCAACTTGTTCACCAAATCTTGCCCAAAGCCGGGTATTGCAAGCAACATGTCTGCTCTAATGTCGTTAGTGCTCACTCTAGTGATTGCCTTTGCACCATGACTGGATGCAGAGGTGTGTAGTTTGGAATGTAATTTAGTGATGAACATGGCCGCTTCGCTGTAATTGTTAGCCCGCCATACATGGCAGTCAAAATCAGCCATTATGCGAGCAATGATTCCTGTCAATGTGTTAAGTGATTTAGAATAAGTGGTTTTTCTACCTTGATTGTTTGAAATCTTGACATACTTTGCAAGATCTCCGTGTACCACTAGGAATACTCTCTGACAATTAGCATCTAAGTTTTCCATCTGTCGCATCAAATGCCCTGAGTATGTAGATTGGAATAAATCAGAGATGCTTTTGCACTCTATGTGTCCATCTCCTGCTTTGTAATCACCCATCCCTTGCAGAAACTCCATCTTTACAGGAATACCCTGTCTTTCTGCAGCCCTTTCTACAGCGTCCTTTAGAGGGCCTCTTTCGTTTGAATCAATTATTAGAGGTACTTTAGTCATCCAAACACCTTCTTATTAATTATGTAAATTGGATATAAAATTAGTAGAATAGGTAATAAAACTATGATTAACAAAACTGCTTCAACAAATTGTAGTATTTTCCACATAATTTATGCCTCCTTGAGTCGCCATAGAGCCACTTTCATACTTTTTTTACTAAGAGTACCTTCTAGTGCCGTACCCATTCTTTCAAAGTATGGATATTTGCTTAAAAGTTGACACACTGTGCCTTTTTTAGGCTGCTTAAGGTATCTACTTCCACTTAGTGTTTTTTGGTTGTTGAGATGAACCATAATATCATTAGTACTTAGACCATCGCCATATTCTTGAAACACTCTAATTATTCTCATTATGTTTCTATCTTTTTTGAAATAAGGTTTGTTTTCTTTCATTCTACAGCCCCCGTTTTGTCCCAATATCTACACTTACCCATACACAGTCCCTTAGACCATAACATACTGCAGGTCTGAGGGTAGTCTTTACCAACAATTGTACGGACTTGGTAACGGGTGACTCCTTCATCGAAATCAGCCCATTGTAGACCCTTTATGAAAGAAACAATTTTCTCTGTGTGTGATGTCAAGATGTCGGGTGTAAATCTGTCTAAAGGAAGAAAGTGTCTGAGGCGTTTTGCTAGATATTTCACCAATTGTACCCTAGAATCGTGACTAGGGTTGCCTCCTACATGACAGGCTGCTTGATTTAGACAGGGGAGTATGATTACTCCATCCATCTTGAGAGTCGGCAAATCTAACGGCGCAGTATTCTTTTGAAATACGCCCTTCTTTTCACCGGGCTTCTTAACCTGCAACTTTACACCATCTTTGCCGTATGAAATCACTCCACTTGTTGGCTCTAGGGCCTTTTCAAGAATGTGACCTATACCACTCTCTAAATCCTCTGTGTTTAGAGGTACACTCCAGTAGCCACGCTTAGCATTATAGGAATTAGGAATACGAATTAACCCACTTGTATCGAATGGCACTGCAGGGTCAGAACAGTACAGATTTAAGTCCTTAATCCAGTCATTTACTCTTCTCATACCAGCCTCTCTGATAGCCGATAAGTGAGAACCACTGGCAGGGGTGTATGTTTCAGACAATGCCACCCATATGTGGAAGCCACCACCACTAAACCACACACCGTGCTCTATGTCTTTTTCTAAGAGTTCTTTGTGTAACCTGAGAGCCTGTGATAGTGGTACATCTAGTGCTACATCAGGTCGTTTTGGATTAGTGAAGTCTTTAGGATCGAAATCCAAAACAAAGTGTCTGATTATCGGAGTTTGTAGATTTACTCTCTTATGATTAGGGGCTTCTGTAGCACGATATCCATAAACAGTGGTATATGCGTTAGATACGCCATTTTTACCGGCCCAATATCTCTCAAACTCACCACTGTTTCGCACTAACTTTCTGAAGCCTTTGCCTTTCTCTGTGCTTAACTCTAATACTTCTCTCGGAAAATCAAACTGTACATACATTTCACCACCTCGGCCAATAGTGCTCACCGCCCGGTTTCCAAGCGGGGCAATCTTCAGTAAAACTGCACCAAGCACATTTACCTTGGTGTGGTTTTGGTGGGAAGTTATCTGTAAAGTAGGCCTCTAACAGATTATTGATGTCCTTATCTAAGGACTTAGAATAGGACTTAACTACCTTCTCGTGTTTCCAACTATCTATGAATCTGACACCCTCCATGTCATCTCCGCAAGAGCCATCAGGGTAGAACCAACCCCAGTGAGTTACATTCTGTAGCGGGTGGTCTGCCATTTTGAGCAAATCGACATAGAATGCCATTTCTTTACGCATCCCCTGTACTTTGTACCTATCATCAGCCCAGTCGTTCTTTTTCTTATCCCACTTTTGTTTCCACTTGCCTGTTTTCAACTCCATAAGGCTAATTGAACCATCTTCATTCTCAAAACCACGGTCAATCATACCTGCAAAGTGTATAGGAACTGTGTGTGTTTTCCCATTGTGTACAAACTCACGCTCTGTAAATACATGTATCTCATCTTCGTTAATGATTGGTAAAAAGTTGTGACCTTGTGTGGCCTCTAGTCGATCTAACTCCCAATCCAGCCTTTTGATTAGTATTTCCTGTTCGCCTAGAAGGTAAGGCTCTTCGGGTTCAGGTAGACTTTTCACAAACAAGGCGAATGCTTCTTCTCGCCTTTTGTCGTTAAGTAGGCTAAGTACCTTGTCTAAGTTAGGCCTAACATAGACATAGAACTCCTCCATTGCGTTGTGTACATTTGTACCCTTACGCATTGCGTCAGTTTCGGGTGTCTTCCTACCCTCTCTACGCTTGTAATGATACTGCTGTGGGCAGTAATCGAAGTCGCTTGTCAAACTAGACTTAGTGATTCGTAAATGTAATTCATGTCCCGGTTCCCACTTATATGTGGACTTCTTGTATGCTTCAAAATCTCTACTCATTTTCATCATCCTCATATAGCACATATTCTTGTTTTTCGTCATCCCAATATCTGCTTGAACGCCCTGTCCTTGATTCTTGAATCCAAACAAAGGGAAGAACCTTGTGAAAGAATCCCTTTTCCATTAAGTGTTCTTCAATACCTCTTGGTGGATATGTCGTTTTCCAATTATCAATGTTAAAGCATTCTTTACAATGTTTCCCTGTCCTTTCTAAAGTAAAGGCTTTTCCACATTCAACGCAATTTCCTTTTTCACTCCTCATCTCCTATCCCTCCATTCATCAAAGGCATGAGCGGCTCCACAAGAGCACCAACCCCATGCTTGATAACCGCCCGCCATAGCGGAAAATTGACTAGCCTTAACTATGCGCCCACATATACACTCTCTTTCAGATTTCGGTTTATCCATATTATCACCAGTACCTCTTTGGTCGTGCTGCACCCGAAGCCGCCTCTAAGTCCCATTCAAGGGCTTGGAATATCGGCTTGACTTTTCGCTTAACTAACCTGTCAACCATTTTCTCCCAATCGAGCGTAAAGCCCTCCATCTCAGATATGTCCTTGTAACAGACAATATCTGTAGGTGCGGCCCAGTCAGGAGAAGCGGCAACATACACCCACGGTACACTGTCACCTTCATCAAACTTGGGCTGGTTGAATCGCCCCGCCATGTGTTTGTTGTAGTACACTGCTGCCTTAGCGCCCAAGGTTGGTTTGGCGTAGTCCTTCAATCGCTTGGATATTCTAGTAACCCCAGTGACATCTTTCAATTCGACATCTGCCTTCTGTATCTTGAGTGCGATTGGCCTAACATGGTCTATCACATCTGCTTCTGATGCACCTTGGCACACTAAGTTTAGCACATCTCTCTCTAAGTTGCGAGAGATAGGTGCAAGAGTGGAAATCTTGCCAAATCGGGCAGATTTAGCCTTGCCCTCATCTTCAGGGGGCCAAGAGCATATACCGTAGTAGAGATTTTTCCCCGCTACTAACCAGTATGGCATATATGCCTCAAACTCCACGAATAGGTGACTTGCATTGAGATCGACTTGTACCTTGTCTGTCAGATGCTTGGCTAGTGCCGGTGCTTCATCGAATGGTACACTCACGAATGCCGAATCAGTGTGACCGTACAGGGCCTCGTAGCCCTGAGCCTCTGATTCCTCCATTAGGAACTTGATTGCCTCTCTACCACAGGCTGTGATAGCATTGGCAATGTCGAAGTCACACCAGCCCCAGTGAGCACTCGCGACCATGCCATATAGGCTCGCCATCACCCTTTTGGTAGCAAGTTGCATGGTGTTCCAACCCGCTCTTTCAGTCGGGGTTTCTGCTTCTCTCATTCTGCGCTTATATTCGTCACGCAATTCAAACATTTCCTCTACAATCTGAGGAAGTAAGCCTTTCTTGGATTGGTCCCAACAAGAACCGTCAGGTAACTTGTGTATACCGGCTTCACCGGCTCTACTTCGATCTACTTGGGTTTCCCACGAAAGTGAGTGTGAGAGTATGAGTGAAGGGTACAACCCCTTGTAATCTACACAGGCTACACCTTCGTACCTGCCCGGTTTGGGCGGAGGAATGTATGCACCCTCGTAGTCCTGCTTTTCTGTATCAGGTCTAGTTGGTGCCTTCCAGTGTGTGCGCCTACTGAGCAGGCCACGAGCGAATCTAGTTACATTGTGGCATGAAGTGAATGTCACACCACATATGCGTTGTAATGATAGGAAGAAGTTTAGAACATGGTTTTCTTCATCCATTCTTTTGAGTAGTAAAGTATCTTGCATACAGTAGTCGCAGTAGTCATCAAACCTTTCTCTCCATCCTGTAAATACATCCATGTCAAACTTGCCACCGTAGTCTAATACATCGGGGCCTGTAATGTGGTCTAATTTTCGACTGGCTAACTGCGGTTTGCCGCTATCCTTCCATACACGCTCAAAGCCCGTGCCACTGTCATAGGGTGCCGCTGTATCAAAGCACAGTCTACCTATGATTGGCTGGTCTGTGTACTTGTAGCCACGCTCATTCTTAGGTGGGCGTAATACACGCCCAAGTGGGCTAAGTCGCCTAAACTCATCTAGTCTACGAACTAGGTGTGGTAAATCTGCCCACATGATAGCGTGGGCTACGAGTATGTCAGGGTTGCATTCCTCTAAGTAATCCAAAAAGGCACTGTGCATAGATTTCTCATCAGTGTAGAATAAACGCTCGTAACTAAACTCGACACCTTCGTACTTTACATGGCGTACTTCTTTTCTAACGAAGCCCTTTTCTTCTATCTCGGCTGTTTCTTCGCTCCAGCAAAATGTAACATTCCGATTGTTGTAATTGTCTACTACAGACATTACAGTAGTGAAATCCTCATGCGGATCCCATTCCAAGTCAAAGTGCCATACACGGGGTTTCCATTCCGGCATCTCTTGTATCTTATCTATGAGGTATCTGTCTGTTAGGCTTAGGTCAGCCTCCCATGTTTTGCCGAACTCCTTCTGCATGTTCCTTAAATCAGATTGCCTGTAAGCGTATACCTTCACTAAATCCTCTTCTGTCCTTAGTGCTGTAGCAGTGTCATTCCGGTCTATGCTACTACCATAGTAGCGACCTAAGACCCTATTTACAATACGGTCACTAGTGTCGGCTTTAATCCAAAAGTAAGGCCTGAAGTTGTCAATGTGTTCCTCTATGAGGTTGCCCTCAGAGTCACGCCACCGCTTGTATATGTGTGCATGCTCTTCGGGGTCAGGGTGGTATGAATTGATAATCATTTCATGCCACCTGCAAAATATTGTACCAACTTGAATAGCGGCATATCTGTCCCTACCCCATCTACGGGGTCAAAAAATACCCTTGGTTGGGGTGGCCTAACACCATTACCTTCATCCCAATAAAACTCCATTTTTATGTGACTCATTGCCTTTGAATATGGAACTTCCTTGGTATACTTGTACTTTCTAAGTTCTTTCTTCAACCTCAAAATCTCTTCTGACATATTCATTATCATATCTTCTTCGCTCATATTCAATCCCCCTCCAAACACTCGCAATCATTACACCCACCTTCACCTTGATAACTCTTGCAATGTGGACAAAGCGGCTTACCCTTGTGATAAGGTATGTCTTTGCCACAGTTGCATTGGTTTAGATTTATCAGCAAGTTATGCTCTACAGGCCACACATTACCTAAAGAATCTCTAATGTAATGTGACATCATCAGTCCTCCTCGTATTCTTGGTCCATCACAACTAACAGGAAACCAGTGTCACCCTGCTCTATCACAAGCACCGTTTCATCTCCAGTGTGGAGATTGAGCGGCCCCGGTGGTAAGTTAGACAGGAGTGACGGTAGCCAGTAGGCAAAGGCTGAGTTAACTGTATCGTTTCTCGATTCACAATTGGTGATAGGTACACGCACAAACATCTTGCCTTTAGGTTTCGACCCTGCACTGACAACAAATTCCCCTGATGGATCGAATGATGCCTTACAGGAGAACTTGCCTCCAATCACCTTATCGAATTGCGCTGCTGGCGCAAAGTCCTCACCGTTTACTATACCGTGACAGTCTAAACTAAACGATGCCCATTTCTGCCACATGTTCTTTTCACCCTCGATTACCAATCTCTCGATTAGAGGCAATTGCTTCTGAGTCGTGAGGTATGATGATGTCGGCAACTGTAGTGTAGATTTACCGCAGGCTACATGTAACACTGATGTTTTACCCATCTGATTGATAGACACTTCACCAGTCTTGGTAGCCTTCAGAAATGCAAGTAGCCTAGAAACATCACTAACTGCAATATCTCCAGCCTCCGCCTCTCTGACATTCATTCTACGCCTGAGATAGTGGGTGTCTTTACCCACTGCTGACTCGACATAATCACCTTTCACTCTGAACACTATGTCCGGCAACTCCTTGCCGAAGCCAGTTATGAACTGCGTTAGATCTTTGTTGTTTACTTTGAAACTTACCATAATATCACCTACACAGGTGGGGTGGGGTACGACTCATCTCGTGGTGAGCCAGCACATGCCTTCGTTAGGATATACCCAATTACCTTGCCAAGAACCCCGTGTGTGTTGTATCAAAGAACTCCTTCACGCAGTTCAGCAAGCCCATGCCATTGCGCAGGCTCGCCCTTCTTAGTGACGAAGTAAAGCCTCTCCTGACCCTTTAGGTCAGAGTTGGTCTTTTCTTTGAAGAACTCTGCTGTGTGTCTGATTTCGCCTGTTTCCTTACCATCATCACCACGCACTTTGTTAGCGTGGCACCAAATGATTTGGAACAGGTCATTGTTTGCGCTCTTTTCCCATGCGAACTTCCAGCCGTCGAATCCGACCTTGCCGTCCTTGTCCTCTTTGAGGTGGGTTTCCCAGTATATGTCTACACCGAGAGCGTTTAGTTTCTGACAGAGTGCTGTCATTTGTTTGAACCTAGTGGACCTGATGCTCCAGTTCCAGCCGATACCTTGGTTGACTTCAACCTTAGCGGCACCAATTGCATCTTTCACATTATTGTCCTCTAAATCGTATATCTTCATGTTGTTCATGCATACCGAATCCCATTGGTCTACAGATGTAATCAAAACAGTGTTAAGTTTTCTATTCTCAAAGTCAGGCTTAGTCTGCTTCTCTGCATATTCTACAGCGAATCGTAGTAAATCCATCATGCGACTGTGTGTCGCCGGATAGTCGTAAGCAGTGCTGTCACCTGTTTGAAACACCCAAGGTGACCATACCCTGATGCGTTCATCTTCACCGGGGTAGTGTGCTTCCTTACAAGCCATAGCCCCGTTATCAAAGTCGTAAGCCCAAAGCATACCTTCGGGATATCTGTGCATGTGGCCGTCAATAACTATACCGGACTTTCCAGTACCTTCATGCCCAACTACACCGCACATTACCTTGCTAGGCCTCATCCTGTTAGGGTTGGCTTGTTGTACAAACTCTGCTTCCAAATGAGGGAAGTTGCTGTTAGAGACAGGTGCAGGGGCTTTCGCCCCTGCAACCTGCTTGTCTACTTCTGCTGCCTCTACTTGGAAGATCGCTTCTGCTCTCTCTTCTTCTTTCTTCTTCATTGCTCCAAATCCTGCCATCAGTATTCCTCTCCATTGTTTCTAAATTGCTCTATGCTGGTGTCACCACCCTTGGCACCCGGCCTCGCTGTACGAGATGGTACATAGATGCCGAATGCCGTCAGGCTTGGTGTTGTTTGGTCGTTGTACACACTCATGCGTACTCTACCAAAGATAATCACAGGTGTCTTTTCAGCGTATGGTTGCCATTCGCCGTAGTTGTCCTTGAACTCAAACGGGTGGCTGTCATCATAGACTCGACCCGGTACCCATACAGTTACTTCAGACATTGCTGAATCCCTGCCATACTTGCGCTGCAGGTTAGGGCTGGTTACGCTGAGTCTGAATGCACGACCAGTTTGGTCGTAAGCATTGTCAGATGGTTCCTTGTTTAGTCTGCTGACATATCCCTTAGTGATGATAGTTGGACCGTAGTAGTTACCGTTGCTACCCTGTTCCTTGCGCTCATCGTATGCTTCGCTTAGTTCATCAAGTTCAACAAAGGCATCATGCATCCCCTTGCTAACCAAGTACTTCTCAGGCTTGAGTAGCACCCTGTCATCTTCATCCACGAAGGAATCAGTGTAAACCATAGTCTTACTGAAGTCCCTGTTTGTGTAAAGCGTGTCCGAGCCTTCTTTCTTAGCCCTGATTACTTGACAAGTAACTGGTCTGCCGAACTCGTATTCCTCAGTCATATTGTTACCTGTTAGTGAGATACGCCAAACACTGATTGCTCGGTTGAAATCCTCTTTAGCGTTACCTAACAAGTATAGGTTGCGCACTTTGCTTTCAGGTGCAATAGGTGTACCCTTTTCATTCATCAGACAAATCAAGTCGCCATCAACCTGTAGTCCAAACCAAGGTAGTTTGTCGCCATCAATGCGCTCTTTGGTTGGCTCGCCGTTGACATGCCATACGCCGTCTTTCGCCTTTACAATACCAATCAAGCCGTTGTCTATGGCTTGGTTAGAATTGTTTCTGTAAGCAGTGATTGCTGCATTTCTTAGGTTCTCTCTGTAGTCATTGATTTTGTCATCTATTCCTACATACTCTCCAACGAAGGTTACTGTTTCACGACTACTGCCGCTGCTACCTAGATTGCGGGTTTCAAGAGTAAACATCTCTGCCCACTCGACCAACAAATCATCGTCTTCGTCTTTCCAATCAGATACAGCAAACTCTTGCTCGATCCAAGCAAGGTACTCGTTTGCTGCCTCTCCTATCTTCTTCTGTGCTCTCTCTGCATATCCTTCTAGGCGCTCTAGTACGCCTTCCGGTAATTTTCTTTCTTCATTCATAATTAATCCTCCCTAATTGGTAGTCATATCCATATTTTTCTAGTATACTGGTTAGTTCTTCTACTTGGCAGTGCTTACCACCTTTACTAACTAGTATTTTTACAACATAGTCGTTTATTTCTCTCATATTTTTTCCTCCTTGTTTTTCCTTAATTTTGCTACAAAGTAGTCTACAAAGGAATCGTCATCATCGGGCCACAAGTTTGCTAACAGGATAAACTCTCCATATGTTAGCATAAATGCGTACCAATCGTCCTGACCGCCCTCCAGTAGAGTTTGCCCTCGATGCCTCAGACCTATTAGGGTTGCGACACGACTGTTTCCCTCTCGGAGGTTGGTTTTCATGTGTTCTGCTAGTCGCTGGTAGTCACCACCGACAAAACTGAGTGCTGCCTTGTTTAGGCTCTCAGTGTTGCGTTTAAGTTTCTGCAAAAGGCCGTCATCTGTCTTGGGTGTACCCTCTAAAATGTCGATACTTTGCCTCAAACTTCCGTTGGTTAAACGGTTCAACATAGTATACTGTTCTAGCCATGGTTCCGGCAGGTTTTCTACTAAGTGAATCTGAGTTAGTTTGCTTTTTGCCTCTTCATCGCTGAGAGGTTTGAATCTGAATGTGAGGCATCTGTCTCTAATTGCTTTGTGAATCGGAGAGATGTCATTGGCTGTCAATATGAATATCGCAGTTTTATGACTGTCCTCCATCACTTGCCTCAGTGCCTTCTGTGCTGCAGGTGTCAGAGAGTCTGCCTCATCCAATACGAATATGCGCCTCCTGACCCCTATTCCTTTCTGCTTCGCCATGTGCTTTAGTTCTCTGACGAAATCGATACCACGCTCATCACTTGCATTGGTTACAATGAAGTTAGATCTATCGAAGTAATCACCGTACAACTCCTTGGCTAGTGCATAGGCTGCGCTGGTCTTGCCTACACCGGGTGGCCCTACATACAGCATGTTTGCTGGTAGACTACCCTTGGCTAGCCAAGACTTGGCTGCTTCTTTGAATTCCTTACAACCTGCTAGGTCGTCTATTTTGTTTGGTCTGTATTTCTCTCTCCATACTATCATTCTTTCACCGCCCTATAATGTCCGCAGTACCATGTGATATAACCATCAACTATCTCTTCATTAGTAAAACGGCACTTCATTATGTCTGTATTACCACAAGTTGGACATTCTCTCATGCCGTCACCTCCCACTCAATCGCTTTAGTTATTTTCTTCTTGCCACACATGGGACAGTAATTCCACTTGGCTGCTATACGAACACCACAGTGTTCGACTACGCTTCCGTCTTTACGCTCACCTCGTTTCATGCCGTCACCTCCACGCCTTGCCACCAGTATGGAGTAGGTGACCTGTCCCATCTAGGTGGACCGTTTGAAAATCTCTTAGTGTGGTAGAACTCCCTGTATGCGCTTACTGCATCATACTTCTCTTCATCATAAAGGTGAACCAAGTCAGGGTTCTTCAAGTCAAATGCTCTAGCAAAGGGTGTGAGTTCACCTTCGGGAATTAAGTAGGCCATGTCAGCCAATTGGCGTATACCTTTCTCACTGAAATGAATATTACCAAAGCGACGAGTGAACTCTTCGCACAGTTCTATCGCATGGCGAATGGCCCACATGAAATTGCTTCTTGAATCACCGCACCAAACTGTACAAGGGTGCCCATGGTAACCTCCTTTCAGTGGAGTTTTGTGCTTCTTAGTCAGTGGCATCATGTCAGGTGTAGCACCATGACGAATGACTGCGCTGCCAAGTTGTTGTAAAAGTTCAGTCACCATCTTAGGTGAATGTTTGTCACAGTACATTCGTGCTGCTACTACTGGGTCTTCGTCTAATACAAATATGTTCATGCTTCCACCTGCCCTTTAAGCCACTTTATTGTTTTACAATACTTTGGCTTATTGTAAGTCTCTCCACATATCCAATTTGGGTCGCCATTCAGCATTCTAAGAGGCTTATCAAATTGGTTGTGGGTTCTTTTTTGTTCTGAACAATTAAAGCATTCTTTACTCGCCTCTTCAAGTTTTTTGTAACACTCATCACATGTCCCAAACATCATATCCTCTTCATAATTATCATATACTTTCATCTTACCAAATGGCTCAACTTGTTCCCCATCATCACCACAGAACACTGCACAATATACGCTAATTTCTTTTTCTTTTCTTTTCTTCATGCTTCCACCTCCAAGGTATCTTGAAGTTCATCAAGTAGGTGAACCAAGCCCCATACTATGTGTTCGGTGTCCTCTTCCCACGCTTTCTCAACGAGCCACTGCTTCTGTTGTTTGAGCAGCGGTAAATCAATACGCTGCATAATTTCATCTATTTTCATTTCTCTCACTCCGCTAATTCTATCAAATCTGTTAATTGCGATGTATCACTGTAACCCAGTGTATCATCTGCATATAGTATGTTCAAGTGTGTGGCTTTCATCTTATCAAGATCGAAGCCGGTTACTTCGGCTACTACAACCAAACCATATTCGTCTATAGGCATCCAAGATTTCCCCGCAAGCACCCCCTGTTGGCCCAGCCTCGTTCTTATGTGTTGGGCTACATCAGTCGGAACCTTGCTCTCGCCTACCTCAAATGTCTCATAACCATCTAATACAGACAGGCGCAGGATTGTATCGAACTCCTCATCCTTACGAATTGCACTTACTAAGAAGTGTATGTGGAACGCTTGCTGAATCACAACCCATCCGTTGCTATCACGCATCTCCACTGGGCCGGACTTAACTAGGCGCAGTCTTTCCCTGCCGTCTAGTTGATTTAACAAAGAGCCAATGTCCGACCCACTCTCTATCAGAATACCACCATCAACTGGTACATTTGATTCTAAACTATTCGCCATAGAAATTCGTTCGGCCCTATTTAGTTTGTAAACACTCCAGTCCTCACCAATTGAGTAGGCATCAGTTATCTTGGTGATTTTATCACCGGACATCTCTACTTCAAGGATGGCCTCGACTTGGAATGGCAAGTCGAATGTGTGTATCTTACCCACCACTTGTCTATCCCTAGAGTAAACTACTCCTCTGAAAGAACCCTTTGGGAACTCAGTGATGTGTAAGTATCTCCTTGAGCCTTTCATCACATCTGCATACACACCGGATGGTGCTACCATCGATGTCCATGCTTGGAAGATAGGTGCCACGAATGGCTGTCCCGGCTGAAGGAACAGTTCATTGTTAGGTGTGACTAACTCCTTGTGCAAGATCTTGATTGCCACTTCTTGAGGACTCATGGTCGTCAGTAGGTGGCGAATGCTTTGTAGATTGGTTATGCCGTTCGACTCAGGTAGATACGAGAGCATCTGCAAGAATCTGTCAATAGGCATAGGTTCCTGTTCACCCATTGCCCTAGACCAAAACAGCAGTGCTTCGTCCTCGTTCATGTTCTGAGCCATAGACAGCACACCCTCATCCTTGATGCGGTGCATTGCCATTAGTGCCTGCTTGATTGTCCAGCCTTCGCCTCCTATCTCAGAGGACTCGGTTGCCAAGAATGGCACGATTGGTTTACCTGTCATAACTGTGTTCCAGTGTATGGGTGATATGCCCAACTCTGTACACACATTGTCTCTGACCCAAAGCACTGAAACAAACTGCTGTTCGTACTTAGAATACTTGGAGTAGAATATATCGATGACATCTTCAATCACTTCGACTCTCTCACTGAGTCGCTGCTTCAATGCTTTGATTGATATTTTGAAGGCTTCCGATCTTGATTCGGTTTCACGCCTCCATCTTGTATAGGACTCTTTGAGTCTGCGTGACAACATTGCTGCTTCAGCCAGTAGCATCTCCCTGCTCCTCCTTTTTTCTTAAATAACGCTCACGCCTTTTTGCTTTCACTTCAGGGCGTTGATTATATCTGCGAAGATATTCATTCCTTTTCTTCCTCTGCGCAGCAGTCATTTTCTTCTTTTTAGCATAGGTTTTGCGAGCAGCCTTGTTCCTTCGCTCTTTTACTTCAGGGCGATGGTAGTATTCACGCTCATATTCTCGTCTACGCTCTTTTACTTCGGGGCGACTAAGATACTCACGCTGATATTCAGCACTACAAGAACGACAATAGGGTCTCCAAGTTTTAAGTCCCTTTTTATTTCTATCACGATAATTTTTGATTTCACTTGGGTAAAATTCCTTAACATCATTTTCGTTACATATTGGACATTCCATCGCTTTCCCTCTCCTCTTGCAAATGCTCTACAAGTTTAGACAGTGCCTTGCTCAGGGACACTGCGTCTTCCAAGGAAAGGCGAATACCCTCCCTTGTAAAACCACCTGTTACATTGTTGCGTAGTCTGATGTCCACTTGTGGACCGCTCGGTGGGTAGACTTTGGTAAGCACTGTCTCCTTCTTACCTTTGTGGCGCTTGCTCGTAGCAGGTTTGCGCCATACGATGTACTGCGGGTATGCTTTACCAATGTCTACCTCACTCATTCTGACTCACTCCCAACATATTTACCTTCATCTACCATCTGCGCAACACAAGTTTCCTCCCATGAATCACCATGTAAAGTAACCTCCATCACTCTTATGTCAACTCCATCTCCTCTATCTAAATCAATTCTAATGCAGTCATTATACCACTCCATCGCTTCTTCTAATGTATGGAAATCTGTCCGACTTGACATTCTATCATATTTCAAGTGAAATGTTTCTACAGAATAAAATCTCATTCTTCATTCCTCCTTATAATTCTCTAAGCATCCACAGTCATTGTCTATGTTACAAATATAATCTGCCGTACCTACATGGTCTAAGCAATTCCTGTAAGATATTTCTAAGTAAGAGTGACAAGTGTTGAAGTTCCTACCTTCCGGTGCAAAGATTTCCCACTTTGCATCACATTCGTCATATCTGTCTCCCATGTAATGTGCATGACTATCCCATAGTGGGACAATCTCATACACTCCGTGGTCTGTTTCTATGTAATGTGTTTTCATATTCATTCCTCCGCTAGTGTCCATAAGTTGACACGCCACTCGTCTTGTTCTTGTTTTACAAATCGTTTATCTTGTCTAAACCACTGACTAACTGCACCATTAGAAATCTCTCTAAAATACCTGTTACTTGGCTTGCGACCATTTTTTAATTTCCTAGTTAATGCTCTAGCAGCAACTTTGTCGATAATTACACTAACTGGTAATGCTCGATTTGATTCTTTCAATACCTGCTCTGCTAAGTTTGCAAACTGCACTTTTACTTTTTTACTCATATTTATTCCTCCTCGTATGGCACCATAAGTACTAACACTTCAGGCATTTGTACTTCAAACTTAGTGCCGAAGTCGCTGATGACTGGGTAACACTTGTCCCAATCTATGTTATTCTCTACGCACCAGTTAATCCAACCAGTTGTTACTAACATCTTCAAATCTTGCTTGGCTTCCTCTAAACTCATTCTTCTTCACTCTCCAATTCTTTGAAACTAACTACGGCTCCTCTGACATGAGGTGGTAACAGTGCACCACTAAATGGACAGAAGGATCCCGTGACTACTATTTCCGAATTACCTTTACCGGAATCCATCACTTTGATAATAGTCATCCTATCTAAAGCCACTAGTTGCGCTTTAGGTGTTCTGTAAGACATCATAATGTCGTCACCGGCAAGCATAGCATACTCTAAAGGTTCCATGGAAATCATAGTGTCACATATAGGACAAGTAATGTTTACTGCCCATACTTCTACATCTTGTACTGTGCCATCTTCATCTTCCATTTTTTCTTGAGTAACTAATACCCACTCTGCTCTATCTAATGAGAATGCTGAAAGTAAGCAACCGCAGTCAGGTGTTTGGCACTTCCATGTGGACTGTGCTATTTCCTGTCGCTTCATCTGCTCTTTCATGTACTGCTGTTGTGGTGACAGGTTTTCAGAAGGAGTGATCTGTACATTGTCCTCCTTTACCTGCCAACCAGTTTTAGCCATTAGTATTCCCAATCGAACACGAGACTGTGCTGACTCCGTGTTGTCTTGTTGTACCATCAATTCAACTTCTCTGTCACTAATTTTCATGTATGTCAAGCCATGCCCTGCTGGCTCCCATAAGGCACCAATTGCTAGACCACTTAACAACATCTCTATCTGTTCTTCCGGTGTTTTTTCATGCTTCGTAGATTTCATTGTTATCCCTCTCATCTGTCATCCATACCATTTTGTTACAGCAGTGCGCTGGGTATATCTTAGTATATTCTGTGACTAGTATAATTCCCGGTGCTGGTTCTGTACCACAAGCAGGGCACATCTCTAACCAACCCTTGGCATCAGTAATCATCAGTACTTCTTGCCTCTTGGGGTCCATGTCTAATCGAACATTATCCGGTATAGGTACATGGTTACCTAGTAATGGCATTTCTTTACCGTCCCAATGCCACACACCTTCTTCGTCTATATCTGTTGCTTGTATTATTACATCATCATTTGTCATATTTACACCTCATGTATTAGTATTAATTTTCTATTTACTTTCTTCATCTCGTCTTGTATTTCACGGACTGCACTCGCCAGTAATTCTGAAGAAGACAATTCATTAGCCAATGATTCTATCTCCCTAATCAGCCTTGTGTTAGTTTCTTTCAGGTCCGCTACTTCTTCTGACATCTTGTCTATAACTTCAGTAGTTAATTCTAACAAGTTCTCTACTTCATCTAAATTCTCTTCCAATTCTTTTATTTTCTTATCATACATCACTCATCACCTCTTCCCATTTCCAATCTCTATCTGCTTTCATCTTCTTCACTAACTCCTTTACTAGACTCTTCCTCTCCTCAACATCTCCTCCGTCAAGTACGGCTTTAACAACCTGTCGCTTTTGTTCGACTACTCGATCGAAGTGCTCATCAATAGTATTCATACAAGACAGGTACACCGAATGGACACTATTACTTTCTTGTCCGATACGATGCACTCTAGCCTCGGCCTGCTCTTCATCCGAAGGCACCCATTCTCTCTCTATGAACAGCACAGTGTCAGCCTTAGTCAGAGTTAATCCTTCCTTGGCCGCTATAGTATTACACAGTAGTACATCGATTGCCCCTTCTTGGAAGGTGTTGACAATTTCCTGTCTAATTTTAGGTGCTGTTTCTCCCGTAATACTGGCTGTTTTGTATTCCCTTTCTAAGCCTAACTGTATTCCTTTGATTACATCCTTATGATGTGCGAATACAATGATAGGCTTACCTGTACTTGAGTTGTATTCTCTAACCCAATCACAAGCATATGGTATCTTGATAGTGCCACACTTGTGCCTCAAGTCACTCAGCATGTTCAGCATAGTGCCCGGAGGAATAGGTTCACCGTTGAGATAGCATTCATTCAAGCGCTGCTCCCACTCATCCTGCGCCACATCATACATGTCACGCTGGTCTGCTGTAAGTCGAATAGGTAAGAACTGCCTAGTCTTTGGGGGCAGGTCAGGTAACACCTCACTCTTGAGCCTACGAATACAAACATCACGGGTTCGCTCATTTAACTCTCTAGTGTTTGAAGCACCATCAAAGTTCCAACCAAACCCATTATGGAATGGATCGCAATAACTCTGCAAGAAGTTCCACTCAGATGAAAACTCATCCGGCCTCAGTAGATTCAAGATGTTGAAGAACTCCTTGGGTCTACTGGCTATGGCTGTACCACTTAGTGCAACCACTTTAGGACAGAACCTAGCCAGCGTCATAGTAGCAACTGTGCGCTTGGCCTTCTTGTTTTTCAGATAGTGGGCTTCGTCGATAATAGTCAACCTCGGATTCATTTTGAGTAATTCGTCCAACTTCTTACCCATCAAATCGTAATTAATAATGTAAAAATCTGCATTAGTTAGTTCTACTTTACCACTGTCGATTACCTGCACCGTTTCACCCGGTAACCACTTGAAGATTTCTTTCTGCCAGTTGTACTTTACATTCGCTGGGCAAATAACTAACGCTGGTCGCTCTCTATGTAAAGCAGCATACCCTAAAGCCTGTATCGTTTTACCAATACCCATCTCATCGCCAATCAAACAGCGCCCATTGCTGGCTTCAGCAAATGCTACTCCCACTTTCTGAAAGGGGTACAGTTCTAAGTGAGGAGGTATTCTAACTTCTAATCTCCTATCCAAATCCTTTAGTTCCTCATTAGATAATTCAGCAGCACTACTCATTTCGACTCGCTTGATGCTATCCCATACATCGTGCACCGCTGCATCACAGTTTAGAATAGCCTCTGCTAAAGGAGGGTATAGTTCTTTCATAACCCCATACAATATCTTACCCTGTGCTAAAGGAATACTCCAGCACTTTGCAAGTGGCTCAAACTTGCGACCATCGATTGAGCGGATAGCAAGTCTAACCTTCTCTCGTAAATCTGTGTCCTTAATGTAAGGCCAGTGTACTTTGAGTCTAGTACCGACTTCTTCTACCCAGCAATCGTTAGGGTTCTTTTGGTCCCTTGGGTGTATGTTTGCACGATTGTACAACTCTTCACCATCAAGACCAAAGTCCACCAGTGCCTCCGCTGCAATGAGTATTGTGTTACGATTATCTTGTATACTCCAAACCTTTTGCTCACCGTCCCATTTAACACCGGGAAAGCCAATCCTTGTTTTCAAAGCGTCATTAAGATCGGGATTGTACGGGTACTTCATACCAATTCGCTTGCCATATTTATCACTGTAATCAATTAGTTCCACCATCGTATCGCCTCTGCACTCTCTCCATTATATCACTTGGGACTTTGTTAGGTTTGGTTTCATAGGGATTGTCTACACTAGGTTCCGCAGGGTCAAACCCGTATGGTTCAGTGGCTTCCTCTACGGGTTCCTCTTCAGGGACCTCAACATCAATCTCATTCAAGCCCAAAGATTCCAATGCACCAAACTTCTCTTTATCTTCAGGCATCTCTAGTGAAATGTTCTCAAACAGTTCTGTTTCTGCTCCGCACACACTACACCTCACTGCCATCTGAAGTATCTCGTGAAACTCCTGCTGCTCTAAGTGCAACTCAAAGGTGTGTCCGTGTTGCAAACACTTCTGTAGATTCTTCATAGTCTGTAAGCCAGCCTGCGCTACCTTGGCCTGCTCCTGTATCTTTCTTGCCTCTTCTTCTAGTACTTCTCTGTTCATGTTGTAACCCATATTCATACCCCGCACTTGTTACAAATCCACCAACCTATTCGATTGATTTCTTCTACTGTATATTCTTCTTCAAAGTTATATCCACCTTCGCAATTAAGCACATTCAATAGGTGTACTGTGTTGTGAAAGCCATCTTCTAAAACTGTGTACAGTGCTGCCTTTTCTTTCTTCGTTAATCTAATTCCTTTCATACTGATTCCTCCAGTGTGCAAAGAACTCCCTATTCCTTTTGTTAGTTTCTTCTCTGACCTTACGGCGGAGTTCTAAATACTCGTAAAGTCTTTCTCGATCTTCGCCTACTAATTCCTTGTGACTGTCAGTCATGTGACCGCAATTCTCACATTGTAAAAACATTAAATCATACGACATCACATGGCACTCTTCGCACCTCATTATGTAGTTCGGATTGACGCTCATTGTGCTACCTTCCTCTTTCTAACACAGTTGCTGTGTTTGACTTCTATCTGACCGTGGGGTTTCGATATAATCGTCAAACAATCTCTGCATGTATATTCATTACAATGGTCACATCTAGTGACTCCATTATTTCCTTTACATTGTGTACAGTATTTACTCATTTTAACCTCTCCTCGTATTCCTTAATCATTTGACAACAATATCGAATCTTCTGTGTAGATTCAAGATTCCAAAAGGCATCTCTTTCAAGACTAAAGCCTCTTTCAATATGTCTACACAGTTCTCTTCGTGTCATGCCCTGCAAATACTCGTCAATCTCTACACCGAGTATTGGACTTGTTTCGTGCTTTAAGAACCTATCCAAGAATACATAGGCTCTGCCCATGATTCCTATTAATCTTCTAATCATCCATTGTATCATTCTTCATTCCTCCTCATCTGTGTATTGTAATGCCGCCATCAACCAAGCAGGCTTCAACTCATAGAGTCCAAGTCCTTCAGGGAAATGGTTTAGGTAGCCCAACTCATCGAGTAAATAGGTTAGGCTCCTTTTGTTTTGGGGCATCTCGTGGAAGGCAAGAAGTACCCTATCTCTAAAGACAGTCAGTTTTTCGACCTCTGCCACTACCCTGTTTATTTCCATCTCTGCAAGATTGTTTATCGATTGCATTCTCTTTTCAAATTCGTCTGTGTTCATAGTATCACCTTGTGTATGTCTGCTACCTTCATGTCACTAGAACAAACGAATCCATTCTCTGCTGCCCATGTCAGTAGGTCAGGCTTCGACAGGTATCGAATCGCTTGGTACCTTTCGTTGCGTAGTTCTGCAATCGTGCCTGTGATTGCCTCGCTGTTTATTTCGTTATTCTTGTAAGCGATTACTATGTCATCTGCTAAAGATGTCCTGACACTTGATGTGTCAATAA